ATTACCCTCAAGCCTGACGTTGCCCAACCCGCCAATCGACAGGTCTCTTTCGATCCGCGCCGGCGCGCTGCTCGTAATGCCAGCGGTCTGGATACCTGCCGCGGCGGTCAACAGGCCGGTCATCGTGTCGCCAGTCTTCGCAACGAACTGAGCACCGCTGATTGCTGTTGCTGAAATCTTCTTTTGCCCGTTGCCCAAATCTTCGATCTCAATTCCGTCACCGGCCGTCAACACCCTGACTCCCGGCGTGTAGTTATAGGTGTTGAAACCCGAGATTGCCAAATCGCCGATGTTGTAAACATTCGTGCTCGAGTCATTCGGCACAGCGAACAGAATCCCTTGTCCGAGAACCGAGTTCGTGATCAGGTAATTGCCCTGCTGCAGATTCGTTGTAGCGATGCCATTGGAATCCGGCGTCATCCTGAAGCCCGGGCCACGCGTGATGAATCCACCATTCGCCTGGATCGGTGAGCCGACCGGGATAATCCTGACGATGTTCGTGTCACCTAATCCGAACACATTGGTTGCGGCGTAACGGACAGTCGCCGCGTTTGCCACTGCGGCGGAAAGCAATAGTACGGTGAGAATTTTCATTTGTCTTTGTTGGTCAGCAAGAGAATTGCGAAGTGCTTCGCATTGTCATCCGGCAACACCGACGTGACGGAATACACGTTGCCCTCCGAGTCTTTCAGCCGGTAACCAATGTCGAGCACCGGATATGAGTTCAGCGGAAACCAGAGCACGTAAGAGAAGCGCACGTCATTCCCCACCAGGGATTCGAGGTCTTTCTCTGATGGTTGCGAGATGCCGCCGACAAACAGTTTCCCGGCGTCCGCTCCGGTCAAGATCATGATGTTGTCACCATGAATACTTAGACCGGAGTAGGACGCTGCATGTCGGCTCAAGTTGTCGCCGATGGACGGCACGTTACGGGGCACCTATTGCAATCCACGGCACGACGGCTTCGGGCACTCCGATGTCGAGGACGAAGTTCGTAGTCGTGATCGTGATGCTGTTCGTTGAGTTTGCGTTTTGCGCTCCGGTTCCGACGTAGAAGCCAGCTTCTTTACCCTCATCGCACCAGACGACGGGCGAAATTCCACGAGTGAGAAATCGGGATGCGATTCCTCTGCGAGAATTTTCCTGAACAAATCCCACTGTCTGTGAAAGGGAACGTCGGGAGTGGCTATAATCTGCCATTCACCGGAATGCGTTTTACCTAACGTTATTGCTGTTCTTGGCATGGTAAAGATCCAGGAACGGGGCCAATCACTCGGCCCCGTTCATTGGGTTGAATCATTGTGACGTGATCCGCTTCAGGGCATTACGGTTGCCCGGCGCAAAGCCGTATGAGGCTTCGATGAAGTGGAGCGCGTTGTCCTTTTGGTTGTCACCGAACGTCCGATACTCGAACGACACGCCGGTCTGCGCGTCGGTAACTATCGAGTAGCTAGTCCCTGCGTTTCGCACTTCCTCAGACGGAGGCACCGGAGCCTGAGCGAACAGAATCGCAGACTTGAACGCAGCGAAACCAACGAGGTTTTCGCCGTTGCTCGGAATGTTCGGGTTTTCGTAGTAGTCGAAACCGAACACGCGCGGATTGAGCCGCCCCTCTTTGATCGCGAGATCACTCGCGGCATTCATCGCGCTCTTGAACCCTTCATCCTTCAAAAGTGCGACATGATACGCCGTGTCCAGGAACAGAGATCGGCCAACGAGCGGCCAAGTCTTGCAACTATTCACGAGGTCTGCCACGTCGTCCGCCACGAAGCTAGCCGCAGCAACAGCCTTTGCCGCTGCACCATAGTTCGCGGCGGTGACCACAGACAACACGTGGGTGAAGATGTCGGAAGCCAATTTCTCGGCCTTCAACTGGGCGAGTTCCATCACCTTCAGGAACGGTTGGCGCGCCAGCTCTTCGGACGTGAAGGACAGCCCCTGATACTTGCGGTCATAGGGCTTGGTGTTGTTCGCTGCGTCCGCTGCAGCACGCATTCCGATCTGAATCTCGCGATTATCGACAGCCGTGTCTCCGGCAACATAGCCAGTTGCGGCCACAAACGACGTCGATGCGCCGGAATCAAGATCGAAAAACGGCACCTGCACCTTGTTCGTTCCTTCCAGCGGGACGTTCATGAAGACCGTCGAAAACGCATTGAGCGGAATCAATCGCTTTGCGAAGTCGCGGATCGCTACCTGAAGTATCACGTCGCGTTTCAGCGCCGTGTCAATGGTGTTCGTGCCGGCGGCAAGCACCTGCAAGATTTTCTTCGCGTGACGCTCAAAGAAAATCGCGCGCTCGCTTGATGCGTGGGCAATGGTTTTCATCTCGACATTCGCTCCACGCTGCCACGCTTTGATCGGCTCGTTGAACCGACTTAGCGCCTTCACCGTGTCGATTGGAGACGCATCCGCAGACAGCGACGGCTCGACCGCAACCGGCTCCGCGGGTTCTGGCCGGATCGGATTCTCGCGCAACGCGGCGAGCACAAGCGAATCCTTCAACTCGCCGGTCTCCGCGAGGATCGCGGGCAACGCTTTGTCTGCCTGCGCCTGCGTGATGCGTTTCTCAGCAACGAGCTTGTCCAGTTCGGACTTCGCGTCGGCCCGGCGTTGGATCTTCGCCGTTGCCGCGTCGATGCCCTCCTGAATCTTCGCGTTGATGTCGATGATCTTGTTGTCATCGGCCTTCGCCGTTCCCGCCTTTTCTTCGAGCAGGGCGAGCAACTGCTCTTCCGATGCATTCGGATCGAACGCAATGCCGAGCTTCTTCAGCACAGCAATGATTTTGTCTTTCATGTTGTTCCTTGTTGGTTTGTTGCCCGCACCCGGATCGGGGGCGGAAATTGAGGCAGCAGGCCCGGTGACGGGCTTCGTGTCTGTCGGCGTTTTGGTTTTTTGTTCCCCCTTCGCGGCTGCCGCCAAAATCAATGACCGGCAATGCGCCGGGATGCGCTTGAACGCCTTTGCTTCCATGCCGGAGAAATCGAGCGCATCGAGATCCGGCTCGTTGTCTCCCAATTCGTCGGCGAGTCCCCACTCGACAGCCTCGGCACCGGTCAACCATGTTTCCTCAGCCATCGCCTTGCGGATTTCCTTCTCGTCCTTTCCGGTCCGGCGCACGTATTCAGCGACAAGCACGTCATCATGCTTTTCAAGCATCTCCGCTGACTTGCGCATAATGTCCGCATTCCCTTCGGCCCATGACCAGACGCGGTGAATCATCCAGACGGCAGACTCCGGCGAGATGACACGATGAGCTGCGAGCGGGAAAAAGGAAGCGATTGACAACGCGTAACCGTCGATTCGCACAGTGACATCTTCAGCACGTCGCTGGATCGCGTTGTAGATCGCGAGCCCTTCGCCGACTGATCCACCCTGGCTGTTGACTCCGACAACAACGGGTTGGCCTTTGGGGATTGTGTTGAGTGCATCAGTGAAATCCTTTCCGGTGATACCATTGTCAGACCAGAATGAGCGACCGATAGGCCCGTGAACGAGAATCTCAGCAGGCTGATCGCCGTCCGCAGCTTTGACCGCGACTGCGTATTTCTTCTGTGAGACGCCGGTGGGTGAATTGAACAGTGAGAGTTTCATTGTGCGACTTCGAGTTCCTCGCGTTCACGGCTCTCGCGCTCGGTCTGCATCCCGGCTTTCAGTGAGTCAGCGATGGCGCGACGGATGCGCGACGGATCAAGACCTTCCTCCTTGGCGAGTTGGTCAATGAACTTTTCCTCTTTGGCGCGCTGCCGCAGTTGTTCGCGCCAATCCAGGCCGCGCATCGAGTATTGTTCCTCGATTGTCGTCAGGCCGGATTCCAGATCGGCAATCGTCGCAGCCGAGTTTCGGCCCGCGTCCACGTTGACTGTGCGCGGAGGTCGAATTGTGACGCGCGTCCAATCCATCGGCGCATCAGCAATTCGCGGATCGGAAAAGCGCGCAGTGCCGATGACATACCAGTAGATTTGCTGGACAGCAGATGCGAACGGCACGAAGCGAGACAAGAAATAGTTCCGGCTGCGCTCGTATTCACCGCGGCCAATCGTGCCCTGAATCGACCACGGCAGAACCAGCATCTTGGAGATCCCGACTCCCATGCAAACGCGTTGCGTAAGGTAATCAAAGAACCATTGCGTAGTCACCGATGGCCGGTTGCTGGCCAACATCTGAACCTCGTCGCCCGCATACGCTGCGATTGTGCGCCCCGGGAATGCCTTCTGATAATACAACTGGCGCGCCTTGCTTTCGTCCGGGTTCTCGGCTGTCGCCGGCGCCAAGTTCGGTAGCAACCGCTGGCGATGCAACTTGTCACGGTTCAACGCACCGGATTGATTCTTGATGACGATGGCGTCCTTGCTTTGAACCTTCGCAGCAGCCGTCTCGAGCATGAAGAGGTCTGCGAGGTCATGTAGATCGTTCATGACCGGCGTGAGCATCGGCAGCCCGCGATATTGCCCCGGAGATTCCGGCTCGAAGATGTGAATCACCTGGTCAGCAGGGCGAAGTTCGAAGTTCTCGCGATCATCGGTGGATGTGTTGATCCAATAGCCGGTCGGGCGCCCGCGACTATCAATCACAACGCCGTCGATGATTGTGCGGCCCTCCTGATCGATCTTGTCGGCGGGTGTCGCGACACGATGAGATGCGATACCTTGCAACCGGGGCTTGCCGCCCGATCCGGTCTTGAGGATGAAGAATTCGCCATCGAAGAATCGGCGCCATGCTGCGGTCGTCATGATTCCGGCGTAACCCTGCCTCGTCACCATGTCGGCGAGCGAATACCATTCACTGAGATACTCAGAAACACGCTGATTCCATTCGTCGTCGGATGACGCCGGCGTGATGATCGGGCCATATGCACCGACTGTGAACTCGGTAAAGACTTCGGCGAGCCCCTGCGCGAGAGCGTCGTTTTTCTCGAACCATCGAGACTTGCGAACGAGTTCAAGCCGCGTTGCCTGATCGGCATCAAATCGCGGGTCCTGCACCCAACCGTGCAGATAGGTGCGGTCCTTTTGCCAGCGACGGCCGGCCTCGTAACGATTCTGGATGCCCAACCAGTTGAGGAACCGTTTCAGCATCGCGCCTCCGCGAAATCGGTTCGACACTCGCAAGGCTCATCGCGCAGATACAGCTTGCCCTCCGCATAAATCGCCTCGTCAGTCGCGGTTTCGCCGGCATCCGTCAGGTCGGTGCTGATGCGGTCGAACAGCGTGATCAGCGTTCGCCACGCGCGGGCGAGATCAGTTTGCGTGAGGCTGCTCGGCGTGAATGCGTAAGAATGCGACTGGGAATTTTTCGAGAACGATTGAAGCGAACCTTGAGAGATAAGATTGCCGACCTGTTTTTCGAAGATACGAAGCTGCTCCCGGAAGGTATTCGCTCCGTCGGAAGCAGCATCCCAAGCGTCATCCCACAACCGCTGAAGATCGGCATTCGTTACTGCCATTAAACCGAGTTTAACTCAGTTTAATGAGCGCGGAGAGTGGCCAATGTTATTCGGACTAAATTAAGTCACCCCGAAGTTCGCCTGTTCCGCCTCGACAGCCCGAAGTCTTCGAACGTTCGTTCGATGACTGCTGGTCCAGGAGGATCAACTGTCATCCGATGACAGTTCCCCATCCCCGAAGTCTTCGAACGTTCGTTCGATGACTGCGGGCCGCCTTCCCTTTCTTGTAGCAGGGCAACCCTTCCCTCCCGAAGTCTTTGAACGTTCGTTCGATGACTGCGGGCGCTCTTTGGCCGGGTCGTAAGTCGCTTGGTCAGCAGTTCCCCGAAGTCTCTGAACGTTCGTTCGATGACTGCGGGATCCCCTCAACCCATGTCCACACACCCTCAACCAATCCCGAAGTCTTTGAACGTTCGTTCGATGACTGCGGGGTTGCCGGGGTGCCTCACCCCAACACCCCAAGCCAATCCCCGAAGTCTTTGAACGTTCGTTCAATGACTGCGGGGGCCGTGGTGTAAACACCAATATCCCCGCCACTTATTCGGCTTCTTGCGAGCGCGACGTTTCGGCCAGCGAAACGACTCCACTCGCACTGAGCTTGTCGGTAGCTCAAAATCATATCCTTCAACGGTCGCGAGCGGCTGCCAACTTGCCAGCGCCACCCACGTGCTCGCGCATTGATTCCTGCAACCCTTCCATCGCCTGCGACTTCAGACGAGACACAAGCAACTCCAACGCTGTCAGCGTCCATTCGGTTCGATGAAACACAACAACGCACGCCTTTGCATCAAACTCGTAGGACGGCTTAATGTCAATCGTTTTTGCAACACACTGCTCTTTTACCGGAACAGGTCCGGTAACACGGATTGCACGGGCGACTTCCGAATGTGATAACTCTCTGAAGTGTTTCCTCTCAGCTATGACACGACCAGTGACGTGATCTTTCTTTGCCACCTCAACAATACCGCCGCCGTTGATGAGTTGTTTTTGCTTCTCCACCGGCCACTTCTCGATCACCGCCGATGCGTAGCTCATATCCAACCCGATCTCCGGCAGCAACCTGCCCCTACCAATGGCCTCAAGTCGGCGCAATGATCGGGGAGTGATGGAAGGATATTCTTTCAGCAGCCACGCCATGCCATCAATTCCCGCGTTGTGACACTTATCCAGCCACGCGCATAAAGCATTGGCAATAGACTCCGCATCCGTGCGCCACTTCGTCAGCCGCTGAATGAGCGTCCTGCCCTCCGATTCAATTTCCGCCGAGAACCGCAACGGCGCTTTCAACGTTTTCGATTTCCCGGCGTCTGGCAGCAGCGCGCGCGCGCTCACTTGATTTGAGTTTTTGGACGGCACGCACAAGGTCGCCGATCCTTTGTCTTTGTTCGTATTTTTCATGTTCGCTGATCCTTTGTCTTTGTTCGTATTTTTCATGTTTTGTTTTTGTTTTCATTTTTCACCGACATAAATTCAATGCTTCTCGCGTCTGCCTTCTGTTCAATAAGTGCTTCGAGTTTGAACCACGGGAACGAATCAACAAATCCGTGCTCGCGACAATCAAACACTATTGACGAACATCGCAGGCGATTCGCATGCTCAACCACCCACGCTGCCGCCATGTGGCAAAGGCTGTGCATTCGGTTATTTTGTTTCGCGACAAGTTTATCACGGAATGACGATGGGTCCGACAACTCCCCGGTCCGGGACATTGCCTTCCGATCCTCACGCAATCGCACCAACCTTCTCTCATGCTCTCGCACCCATCGCCTAACATGATCTGCGTTGTATCGGGCTATCTCGCTTCCATTTAGCGTTGCAACAAGCAGGCTGTCCCTGTCTGTAGCTACGCAGAGCGCGCGGTCGGGCTTGCCGGTTGGTGCGCTTTTGGGAACTCGTATTACGAGTTTCGCCATCAATGTCCCGCCTTTCTCATAGAGCGCCATCTCACAACGCTGCGCCCTTCCATCTATGAGCATTCCGAAATCCCGGTGCTGCGGACGGAAGTGCGGCCCGCTCTTCAACCTCAGCGTGAATCGTGTTTTGCAGAGAGTTACAGAGATCATTGGGACGCGCTCTGTATCTGACATCCACATCGGCCGCCAGCTTTGAGCCGGAAGTGGATATGGCTGCGGATACCGAAATGTAGGCAATGAACTGTCACCCCGTCGCACACTAAACCGACATGCGCGATACTTCGCGCCAGCATTGTTTATGATCGCATTAATGGCCACCGTGCTCATCTCTGGTGCTAGTTTAGTTGCGTCGGGGAAAAGATAAACCTTTGGCATGGGCGGCATCTTCTTTTCCGTCAGGCATACCGGATGATCGCGTCGAAGATATTCTGTGATTGCCCAATTCGACAAGGCTGTTGCCGATCTGAAGCATAAATTCAGCGCATTCCGAAACGACACACGCTCTGACTCATCCTTTGGCCAAATGACCGGCATCGTAACCGTCTTCAGCACCCACCCGGAAGACACACACTCAGCACACCACAACTCGCCGGCGATATTCTTCCACCCTCGCGGCATTTTTTCGCCGCCGTGTTCACTGTTACACTTCGAGCAATTCATAATTTCCTCCATGATAAAACCGCCTGAACCCTGCAGTTTACTCGCAGGCGTTGATACACCCGCCGAATGTGATTGTTGACCGTGTGCGGCGAAATGCCGAGTTCCGCCGCAATTGCTTTGTCGGTTTTGCCGCGCGACATCAACGACATGATCTGTTCCTGTCGCGGCGAGAGAGTGGGTTTGCGTGTGATCATGATTTCTCTTCGGGTTCAACGCTGATGCCTATCAGTCCGGCCATCTCGATCAGCATCGCGATGTAACATTCGCAGACAAACAAATCGTTTCTCTCCTTGAGTTGCACCCACACTTTTTCGAGCCTGCCCGTTTTTGGATTCCTCTTCTCCTGCAACTCTTCGGATTCCATGTGCGCCTTGTAGTCGTCGCTCACGTCGCCTGGTGTCTCGTGTATCACCGTGCCACCGCCGCCAGACGACAGCCACGCAAACCGATCACGGATTGATGACTTGGAATAAAACCAGAATAACGGCTCTCGCGGATCGTGCGTCCATTCGCCGTCGATGAATTGGTAGTCGTAGAGTGCCGGTGCCTGGATCATTGCGTGCAGCGGTTTTTCCTTGCTCCAAATCTTTCGGCTGCCGTCCGGGTGCGGATAAAACAACTCACCGCCTCCCTTGATCGCGTTGAAGCCGTGTTGCAGGCAGAACTTGTAAACGTGAACAGTGTCATCACCTGAGTCCACAACGACAGCCGTAGGAGGAACATCGTGTCTGCGCATCACGTCTGCCGCCTGTTCATCGGTGTCGAGCCTTCCCTCCCAGACAAGCAGTGTGTGAATCCTGCCGTCTGGCATCACCGCAACATCCCGGATTACACCCCACCAGTAGGGAAGCTCGCCTCTCGCAAGTTCGCCCTGTTGCCGGTCAAGGGCACCGAGCCGTCCGACTCTATTCGGCAATCCCTCGCGGTCCTTTTTCTTCTCACTCAACACCACGCGCGCAAAGAACGGACGGTCTTCGTCTGAGGCAAATACACACTCGCGTTCGCGGACAAACTTTCGCCACGGCTCAAGGTTCCCGTATTTCATCGCCTTCAGTGCGGCGTGTTTCTCCTTAATCAGCTCAAGCCACGAGATGTAATCAACAGCAACTGCCTCAAGTGAGTAGGTGACAGCATCGCCGTCCGGGCCGATGTATTTCCCGCCGAGACTCATTGCCCTGCGAGTTGACTTGTCGCGGTCGTAGACGATGAACCCACACGGCATCTGGTAGCGGACAGTCCCAGCCAACCGCTCGTAATCCATCTCACCGTCGCTGCGCCTGCATGTCTCCGAATCGTAACGCAGTCCGCCGAGATTCGGTTGCTTCTCGTCGAACCTGGTCCGCATCACATGGAACTGACCACAACCCGGACAGAGTATGTGCCACTGTTTCAAAGCCGTGAGTTGCACCTCGACGTGCAGGTCGCTGCCCTTGCGTCCGGCATTACTCACCGTGAATATCGAGTGATCCCAATACGCAGTTGTCCTGCCGAAGGCCTGTCGCAATCGCCCCGGCAGCCAGCCTTCTTCATCGTGGCATTCTTCGTTGATCTGGAACTTGATCGAGTCCGAAGCAACCTTCCGGTTCGAGAGGACCCCCTGCATCATGAAGTTGCAGTGCGGGAACAGGATGGTTCCCTTCGTCCACTTGAACCTCTCTTTCGGTGCGCGTTCCATCACCGGCTCGCACGCGCGCAGGATCCTTTCAACGCGCTTATCCCACCGGGCATCTGCCTGCTCGTCATTCTGCCAGTTGTATTGAACGTCGCCGCTGCTCTTGGTCGCCAGCACGTAACAGAGCCGGACCTCGCCGGCGACAGACCCGCCAGATTGAATCGGTTTGATGAAAAACGTTTTCCTGCGCTCCGGTCTCTCGGTAGAGTCAAGCGGTTCCTTGATCCATGGTGTGATGTCGGGATCAAACGTCTTGGACATCGCAGAGCCCGGCAGTTTCACGAATCGCTTTCCCCAGTCGCAAATCGACTCAACGGCTTTGCCGGGAATCGAACGTGCGAACTGGCAGAACAGCCAGCGCATCGGATTCAGTTCAGGTGTCATATCGGCTTTCCTTCGCTCAGGTTCTCAAACGTTCGCTTCAACGACGTCAACTGTCATCGGATGACAGTTGTCCATCGACGCACGCTTGAACAGGTGCGGGGTTTTTGTTGCAATGGCGCCATGCGCGTTTCACTGTCACCGCGGCAGAATCAAATCGTCGAACTGATCTCAAAGGGACACACCAACAAGGCCATTGCCGCAGAGCTTGGGCTGTCGGTTCACACCGTAAACAATCATGTCCGCGTTATCTACCGCCGCCTGAACGTGCATTGCCGGGTTTCGGCGGTATGCCGGTGGGTCCAGTCTCGCCGTTCGCGCGCAACCATTGAAAGAGCGTCATCCACTGGTGAGGCATTGCAGCAACGTCCGCAAGCAGGATCCCGAGCCGCGGCCATCGGCGCCGACTGCCGGGGATACATAGGAAAACCACCAGAGCAAGAAAGCTCGCGGTCCAGAGCAAGGCGAACGTGACTGCCTCGGCAAACATCAG